TTACGTCATCCAGACCATTTCCAACTAACAGGCAGTCCCATGTCAGAGTCATCAATTCACATCGGCAAATCTGGCGCAGTCAGCTATTCCGGCCCCGACGCAGTAGCCTACTTCCGCGCCCGCTCTCTGCGCTCCGCCCTGCAACTCTACTTCAAAACCAACGGCCAGATCATCCCAACTCGCGGCATGGGCATCACCAACATGCTGCGCGCTGCGGGCGAGATCACAAACACCAAATACAAACGAACCCAAGCTGCAATGGCAATCGACGACCTCACTATCTGGATCGCCACCATGCAGTCCGCCCTGCCCATCACCTCGGACGAATGACATGACCCAGACATCTCCCGCCGAAGGCGCTCCAGCCGACACGCATCACAGACCTTTGTATGTGATAGCTGCGGACATTCGTGCCAACTGGCCCAAACCCTACTTCGGCGCAGTCCCCTACATCTTCGCGCTCCGACATCTTAACCAAGTCTCGGAGCCTTACGGCCTCGATTCTGGCGTCAGCGTTGTGGCGTATTTCCTTGCAAACGCTGCCACATGGCGCGGAGAACACGCAAGGCGCATCAAGCAGGAACTTAGAGACATTCTGAAAGGAGCGAACTATGTCATTTAACGGCTGGACGAACTACGCCACGTGGCGCGTGAACCTCGAAATGCTGGGCGACATCGACCTCGCAGATTCTTTTGAAGAAAAGCCAGATCTCACTGACGCAATCGAATTTTGCAGAGAATATGTCGAGGAGGTTATATGCGAACAGTCTCGTGACCTTGCTCTTGGCTACGCTCGCGCCTTCATCGCAGACGTAAACTTCCGCGAGATCGCCACGCACCTACTCAACGACTCCACTTTTCCATCTGAGGACTAAACCATGATCGCAGAACTTTACCCAGACGGCGCGCAAACAGCCATTCGCGTTCTCGTCGCCAACCTGCAAAACCCCAATTTCAAAATCACAAAAGACGAGAGGCTCGACTTGGAGCAATTCATTTCTGATCTGCAAGAATGTCTCGACAACGAGGCCGAACGCCAGTGGCTGCTTCGCAACTCTTATTCAGGAGACTGACATGGCCCGCTTAACCCACGAAGAGCTGCAAAATATGCTCCACTACAGTCCGCTCACCGGCATTTTCACTTGGCGAGTGAACCGAGGCAGAAATGCTTGTGCCGGAACACCTGCAGGTCGCCCGGATAAAAACGGTTATCTCCGCATCGCAATTTCTGGAAACGAATATAGAGTCGCAAGACTCGCTTGGTTTTACATGAACCGCCAATGGCCTGTCGGAGTCATCGACCACATCGACCGAAATATAACCAACAACGCAATCTCCAACCTCCGCGAGGCTACACTTTCTCAAAACCAAGGCAACCGAATTGCTGCCAATAACAGCGAGTCCAAAATTAAAGGAGTTTGCTTTGACAAAGCTCGTATGAAATTTGTTGCATATATTCGCCGCCAAGGGAAAACCAAAAACCTTGGACGATACAACACTGCCAAAGAAGCTGCTGCTGCTTATGCAAAAGCTGCGGAAGATTACTTTGGCGAATTTGCTCGAACCTAACAGGAGGCTGCCATTCAGACTTTCTTACCTTACGCAGATTTCCCTATGAGCGCCCGTTGTTTAGACAATAGGCGTTTAGGAAAACAAAGAGTTGAAACCTTACAAATCTTGAAGGCTTTGACTGTCCCGAATTATGGGTGGGCCAACCATCCCGCAGTCAAAATGTGGCGCGGCCACATTCCCCACCTTGTCCTCTACGGCCTTGCAATCTGTGAGGAGTGGAAACGTCGGGGGTTCAACGACACATGCGCTGCCAAAATCGCCGCGCACATGCCATCCGATTGCGAAGCCGTTTCACCTCCGAAATGGCTCGGCAACGCCGACTTCCACGCCTCCCACCGCTCTAATTTGCTTCGCAAATTACCCGAACACTATCGCCAGTTTGGATGGATCGAAAGCCCCGATCTTCCCTACGTCTGGCCGGTCGCGTAACCGCGACCACCTATCACCCATTACCCAACAGGAGCTAAAATCATGCAGACCGGACTTTATTTCATGGGCCACGACTTCATCCTCGACATCGACTGGACTTTAACCCATCCCGGCACGAAGCCGCAGCTTTACGGGCCGCCGGAGGATTGCTACGAGGGAGACGACCCGGAGTGGGAAGTCAACTCGATCCATCTCAAACTCGACGACCCAGACAAACCGGACGCCCCGTTCTTCAAAGCGACTGGCGCGCTGCTCGAACTCCTTGCAACCCATCGCGCAGTTGACGACGCGATCCTTGATTACATCAACGAGTGGGGCGAAGATGAGGACACTTATCCAGACGAGGATTACTACCGTGACCGATGACTGCATCTCCGCACCCCCAGGCCCAGACGCGAAGCGTTCAACTCTGACATTCAACTGCGCGGACATGGACGAGGCGTTCGACTTGATCCGCGCATATAAACCCCAAAACTTCTGGGCGCAGATCATCTGCCTCACTCCCGGCAAAGTGGAACTCCACCTCCGTCCGCTCGAAGAAAAGGACTACTGATATGATCGTGCCAATAATCATCTCGTTCATGCTGTGTGCTTTCCTCTGGTCTATCGCCGCAGCATTTTTCTACGTTATTTTATATGGCTCGTTTTTGTCTATTTACTTTTTTGAATGGACACCAGAACAGCGACGATTGCACTGTCCCAATGGTCTGCTCGCAGAACTTTTCAAACTGCGTTAAACAAAAAGCCAGCCTCACATTATATTGTTGCATTTTGCCGCCCGTTGTGCGACTATAATATGTGAGTTGTCCCCTTTTGTCTTTACGTTACCTCATACCTCGGAGCCTGCCATGTCAAGAGTCGCCCCGTTCCACGCTGCCACCGCCATCTACTCAGAAGGCGATTTTATCTATCTCCAACTCCGCGCCACAAAAGGCTACACGCAAGAGCTTTCCTTCCCCGCCACACCCGGAGGCATGGCAGCGCTCATGCGAGTCCTGCGTGAACGCGAGATGGCCGGGGCAACCCAGCCGCACCGCATAGCAGGCCCGACCATGCCGATCCAGCATGTCGTCAATTCTTGGGCTCGTGACCCCAACGCCGAGGCCAAAGCCGAACGCGCCCGCGAACGCGCCGAGCGCGAACGCTTCGCCCGCAAACCTCTCACCGAAAAACTGAAAGACATGGAGGAACTGTTCAACGACCCGAACTTTGAATTTTAACCTTGACCCTACGGGTCAAACCCACCTGCTACTCAATCCACAATGTGCCTAACACCTCACACCTATCACTCAGGAGCAATCAAATGACCCTTTCCCAGATCTTCGCCAAACTTAACGCTTTCAACGCTGAAGTCGCGCTGCTTCGCAACAACTATCGCTACACCGAGACGTCTGAGCGCTGGGGATGCAGCATCACCGTTGACAACGACGGGACGGAAATCAAAGTGCGCTGCAACGCTGCTGACGGGGACGAAGCCTTGCGCCTCGCTTTCGAGAAATTCGACACCCTGATGAACTCCAAGACCGTCGCCAAAACCCTCAACCTCCCGTTGCTTTCTGCCCCCGAGGAAGTCGCGTGAGTCGCGTCGATGACATACTGAAAGAAGTGAGCGCCTTGTGCGCTCACTATCCCCCGCAACACATCGCCCCGATCCTACGCCAACTCCTCGCCCACTGGACTCGCAAACTAAACCTACACGCCAAAGGCAAAGCCTCAAAATTCACCCCCGTCGAAATCGACGAGATCATTCAATTCATCGAACAAAAACTTACAGAGTGCAAACATGACTGACCCCGACATCCCAAAGCACATAAAGCGCGACGTGCAAAAGCTCGCATACGACCGGACTATCGAGTCCATCAACCGCATCTGCGACACATTCGGACGACAGCCCGCCATGCTCGCAGCCGTCGCATCATCATCCATGTCCGCAGCTTTCCTCATGCTTTATTGCTCCGCACGTTTGGAATGTGGCGAAGTGCCTCCCGCAAAACTTCTCGACGTATGGCGCGAAGCCATGAACAAAGAGTTTGACCTCATGCAAAAAGGTTTCAACATCGCAGCGGATTACACAAACATGACTCCAGCCGAAAGAGCGAAATATGACGCATGACGACAACGAGCAGCGCGCTCTTATGCAACGCGCTATGGACGCTGCTCGCGAAATTCTCCAGGATCATCCTTGTATGGTTGTCGCAGGTTTCGACATGCCCGGCGGCCTCAAAATATGCTCCATTTCAAACGTATCGACTGAAAATCAGATCGACATGATGAACATGCTGATCGACGGCTTTAACCCCGCGCCGCAAGGCACAACTCTAAACTAACCCCAAACCTCAAACCCCAAACCCGAAAGGTGCCTCATGCTTTCCAACTCCAATACCTTCGTCGTTCCTCTCGTTGGTGCGCATTTCCGCCCCCCGGCGAAGACGATCATTCAATCTCTTCCCGCCGGTTACACGCTCGAACTTAGACCAGAGCCGACCAATCCTTATGACCCCAACGCTGTCGCGGTCTGGTTCGATGCTTCCGGGCTCCCGCCTGACGCAAAAGAGGAACTCGAGGCCACGCTCCCCGCGAACGGTGGAAACCTCGAAGACCTTCTCGAGCAGCGTTTTTGGCAGCTTGGATACTTGGCAAAAGAACACGCTGCGATCCACCAAGAACGAGTCGCCATGATAATCGAAGGCCACAACGAAGATGCTGCGGTTTCCGGCGAAGGTTTTCTATGGAGTGGCTTCCCGTGCAAACTGTCGTTTACAGGCTCGGGCCAACCTGCGGTTATCTTCAACCTTTGACGAGCGCACCATGCAATTCAAAATCTTGAAAGGTAAAAAGCCTGAGCCGCTCACGCAATACCCTTTCGCCAAAATGCAAATCGGAGACGCTTTCTTTATGCCTTGCCCTCGTGACATGAGGCCGAACTGCTCCACACAAGTCCACAACGCGGCTCGCCGCTTTCGCGAAAAACACAATCCAACTTTTCGCATAACAGTCCGATCTACCCACAACACAAAAGGCTTCGGCCTGCTTATTCATCGTATCGCTTAAATCTGCAAGGATATGTCGTTATGAAACCAACTCCCGAACAAGCCGCCATCATTCACGCGGCCACGCAGCCCCAATCGCTCATGGTGAACGCGCTCGCAGGCACCGGCAAGACCACAACCCTCACCATGCTCGCCAAGGCCCTGCCCCCCGAGCCAGCCCTTGCCCTCGCCTTCAACAAGAAAATTAAGGAAGAGTTAGAAAAACGCTTTCCCAAAAACTTCAGCGTAATGACCATGAACGGCCTCGGCCATCGCGCATGGTCTTTTACGATCAACAAAAAGAAAATGCTGATCGACGCGAACAAAATCGGACGCCTCACAACTGACGCGCTCAAACCTTTTCCCGAAAGCAAAGGGGAATGGTCAGCGATCCGCACACTTGTGGTCATGGCGATGCAGCGCGGACTCGTCCCGTCGCAATTCCAACATGCCAAATCGCTCGTTCCCGACACCCCCGAAACATGGGAAAAACTTGACTACGAACTAGATTTGAACTTGACAGCAGATGAGCGCAAACTTGCGCGCAGGGTTCTCATCTCGTCCATCGAAGAAGGAATGAACGGCTGCATTTCATACGACGACCAGATCTATCTCCCCGTCGTGTTTTCGGGAGCCTTTCCACGTTTCAACATTGTGCTGGTTGACGAGGCCCAAGACCTCTCACCCCTCAACCACCAGATGCTCCGCAAAGTGGCTGCTGGTAAATTGATCGTTGTGGGCGATCCCCGCCAAGCCATCTACGCCTTTCGCGGCGCAGACCATAACAGCATGACCAACCTCAAAACCCTCAAATCCGAATGGATCGAACTCCCGCTCAACACCACGTTCCGCTGTCCGCAGTCTGTGGTCGAGCGCCAACACATTCACGCCCCGGACTACCGTGCAGCGCCTTCCAACCCGAAAGGTTCCGTCAACACATTTATGCGAGGCGAACCGTGGGATTGGAGCAAGATCGAAGACCTTTCGCAAGGCGACGTTGCGATCCTCTGTCGAAACAACGCGCCGCTTTTAAGCATGGCCTTCAAATTGCTGCGCAAAGGCGTGGGCGTGAACATGCTCGGACGCGACATTGGCCGTGGCCTTTCCGCGCTCTGCAAAAAACTCTCCGCAGATCAATCAACGACCATCGACGTTTTCAAACAAAAGCTCGAAAGTTGGTTCGAAACCGAACGATCAAAAGCGGAAGCGAACGACGACGCGAGCAAGATCGACTCCGTGACAGATCGTTACGAGTGTATTGTGTCGGTGATCGAAAACCGTTCGCCCAGCACAGTCCGCGCCCTTGTGTCTGAACTTGACAATTTGTTCGCGAAAGATTCCGGCCTCGTCACACTCGCGACAGGCCATAAGGCCAAAGGTCTGGAGTGGGACACCGTTGTGCATCTCGATCCGTGGCGCATCCCTTCCAAATGGGCCAAGAAAGACGACGAGATCAAACAGGAACATAACTTGCAATACGTGCTCGAAACGCGCACCAAGCACACTTTAATTCTGGCAAACCTGAAGGATTTTTCGTGATGACAAACACTGCTCCTCTACATTTCCTCGACCCGTCTCGTCCTCGCATATCCGGGCTCCCCGCTTTCCGCACCGACATGAACCCCGGCGGACTCTCGATCATCCCCGGACTTTACTGCTCGCCGATAGGCGACGGCACAGAAGTCGAAATCTCCGGGTTCTTCTCGTCTGGCCCCAACCGCTCGACCCGCAAGGCCCTCGTCATTCGCGCTGATGACTTCGCACAATTCTGGCAGAGATGGCTTGCCAATCCCGAAAGCGTAGCGGAACGCGAATTTGGCTGGGTGCCGTTGCCCCAAGGGGCAACACCTAGCGCAACGCCTACCCTCGACCTTAACGATCTGCTCGGAGACTTCTGACATGACGCGCAATGCAATCTCGATCCTGTGTTTGTGCATTGGCCTCTGCGACGGCTACACGACTTTCTACGGCCCTCAAGGCCAGTTGGCCGGATCGGCCAACACCATCGCAGGTTACTCGACGTTTTATGGGCCGCAAGGGCAATACGCCGGAAGCGCCAACTCCATCGGCGGATATACCACTTATTACAACTCCGAAGGAGGCCTCGCCGGATCATCTTCCAACCTTGGAGGCGAAGAATGACTGACCACACCAACACCTACCCAGACCTTGTGAACGTCGAGGACTGGCTAAATGCCAAGGGATATACGGGCGAAGCAGGCGCTTGCCATCAAGCCATGAGCCTTATCCGCAGCCAAGAGAAGCGTATCGCGGAGTTGGAAACAGAAGTTGGCAAGTATGTCATGCGCGTGTTTGCGCTAATGGACTTGCTGCCAGACGCCACATTATGCGGAGAGCTTCAAGAAGCGACTGCGCGGCGACACGAAATGCCAGCCCGCATTGCGGAACTTGAGCAGATGGTCGCCGTTCTTATGCGTCATGAGGCAAGAGACGACACCATTAAAGTGCAACGCGACCGCATCGCGGAACTTGAAGCCGCGCTGAATGTCGCTGCAAACCACTTAGAGCGCGTCTACACATCGGACATATGGGAGGCGGATTATAAGCGATACGCCGAAGCCGCCCGCGCCGCTTTGGAGAAGAAAAATGACTGAGACTGACCGACTTATAGAATTGGTTGCGAAGCTGCGCGCCTACCACATTATCAGCAAACGTGACGAATTTATCGACGCAGCCGAAGCGATAGAGAGGCTTATGGTAGCATTAAAGCCGTTTGCTGACGCCGCTGATAATCTGCCTGATGACTACATGGACGGCGATATTTGGCAGCATCCCGTGGCAATGAAAATAACGGTTGAAAACCTCCGCGCCGCCCGCGCCGCTTATCTGGGGGAGAAACATGATAACGAATGAACAAGTCGAAGCTGCTCTCAAGGCTTGGTATGACGCAGGCGACGCTGGCAATTTCGCCTCCATGTTCGCCGCGCTAAAGGCCGCTGACTTGGCGTCAGTAGCCCGCATCGCAAAACTTAAAGCAGCGCTGAAACCGTTTGCTGATGCCGCCGTTGACATAGACGACGACGAATATGGGCATATTTGGGAACGCGCCGTAGCAATGAACATTGACTGCGACGACCTCCGCGCCGCCCACGCCGCTTTGGGAGAAAAAAGTGAAGATCGAGAAGGTTAGCAGATATGTCCCGGTCGTCACGGGGCTCAAATCGGAAGGTGTCGCTGCGGGAAGCACACAGCGCCACATGCTTCTTTCCATCCCACGCTTGAAATGGCTCGAGGGTGAAGGAACAGATTTCTACCACAAATACAAATCTCCTGAAGCAGTCCCGCACATCGAGAACCCATCGCACAGCGCGCATTGGGTGAAGGAAGTCCAGACTTTGCCCATCACCGACCGCGAATTGCTCGTGGAAAAACTTGTGAACGACGGCAAGACTCGAAAGCAAGTTGCAGAAGCTGTCGGCGTCGAACCGGGCAGTGTCGCGAACATCCTCAACCGCGTTCGCGTGAAACGAGCGTATCAGGCCCTTTCCCACGACGCTTCACTCGAACCTGATGGAGATGAATGACATGCCTGCATGGGTTTTGATAATCTGGTTTGTCGGTGCAAACATCGCTACGACCTCGCATGAGTTTGTTTCCAAAGAAGCCTGCGACAACGCTGGAAAAACTGTTAGCGCGCAAGGCGGACTTGGTTATAAAATCGGCTTCGTCTGTGTCCCAAAGGAGTTGTTCCATGGCCTTCGATAAAAAATCGTGGCGAGAGGAAAACCGCGAGAAGGCGCGATTGCATTCCGCTCGTTATCGCTTACGCAAAAAAGGACTCGACCTTCCGCCAGAAACCCTCGCGGGCCACGACTTATTGGAGAAGAAAATGCTGACGCACCGTCAACAAACGATCATTGATTTATGGGACGGCCTTGTGGACGACGATATGTCCACAGAATACGCCATTCAATACATTGCTGACGTGGCTGGCGTCACGCATGTGCAGGTTATTAGTGCGCTTTATGCCCGCGCTATGCTGGAGGAGAATAATGCTCACAATTGACCTTCGCATAAACGGCGTTCTGATCGGCTGCGCTTATATTCGCAACGTCTCAGAGCTTGCCAATATCTCTGATTATGAATTCACCGCCGTCAGTAAGGCGAGTTCCGTAACAGGCGCGCCGACCTGCACCCAAGCCCAATGTTTTAACTGAGGCGCAACGCAAGGCTCCGAAATGGAAAGTTAAAAAGCCCGGACGGCTGATTGCGCTGTGCGGCTGGCACGGGTGGTGACGGGGATTAGGCCCCTTTGCTAGACGGTATGAAATGGCCCTAAGTTTTTTCCCCAGCGCATGACTTTTTAGTTGCAATGGGTCAAACCTTATGGCACCTTAAACCGTCAAAGGGGCATTCCCCACAATCCTAAAATTCAAAGGACCAAAATATGTCAAATCGTGCTCTCAAGCTGCCGCATGGCGTCAACGTCTCCGTCGCGCAGCCCTACGCTGAAGGTCATGTGCTGACCGCGCTCGAAGCGGACAAGCTGAACCATGTCCTCGCGGACAACGTGCGGACCTCGCTGATCGCCAAGATCAAAAAGGCTGCGGAAGCTGGCGACGTGGACGCCTCTGCCCTCTCGAAAGAGTTTCAGGCGTATGCTGACGCCTATTCGTTCACTGTCCGCGCCCCGAAGGCTGCGGCTGATCCGGTCGCGAAGGAAGCCAATAAGATCGCCAAGGAGCAGGTTCTCGCGGCCATTCGCAAAAAGGGTGGCAACCCTTCGGACTATTCCGCCGAGCAGATTTCCGAATACGTCGCGAAGGTTCTGCAGCACAAGCCGGAAATCCGCGAGGAAGCCGAGCGTCGTGTCAATTCTTCCCGCCAGATCGCTGGTGACCTGCTTTCGGACCTTTTCTAATACCTGCGGGTTGCATGAATAGCGGGGTTTTCGTTTCCTCCCTTCCCCGCTTGTCCGTCAGCCAGACGATGGACCTCTGAAACTACTGGCGAGCGGGGGGTCTGCCCCCGCTTTCTTTTTGCCAAAAGGTAAAAGGTGCAATGTCGAAAGAAATGGAGTTGCTCTACGAGGCTTATCATTCCGACTACGGAATTGAAGTCGAACTTCTGGGCAATTACCAGATGTCACTTCAGCGCCTTTACGCAGCAAAACGAAAAGACCCTGACCTCGACATTCTTCAAATCTCCCGATCCCCCACTTCTCCGACACATATTTGGATAGTCAAAACCGACAAACCGCAAGTGCAGTCCACGCCCCCGCAGGGCGAAGCCCTTAAACAAAACCCACAGGGAGACGGCCCCCTTTACAACTTAGCCGACTTGTTAGGAGACGACTAAAATGGCCGCTCGGCTTTCTGAGGACACGACAAAAATCCACTTCCACATTTTCACGAAGGATTTGGAAGAAATCGACCAGCTTTTTTGCCGCGAAGGCATTCGGACGGTCGGCAGGTCCAAGGCTCTTCGACTCATCATCCATGCGTATCTGCAGCAAATAAAGAGGAAAGCTCATGCAAAGTCAGTCGCCTTCGACCCCAGCATCACAGCCCTCATCGACGACGGCTAATGCCGAGCATATCGGGGAAAAGATTTTAGAAGAGGCGTCCCCTGCAAGCCTCGAAGAATTGATGAACCGCGCCCCGCAGATCACGGACGCAGAGGCGGATAGGATCATCGACTATTTGAGAGCGCAGAGGGAAAAGTTTGCCGCGCAGGAAGCAGCGCCAAAGCCCAAAAAAGCGCCTCGCCAGAAAGGCCCGATCCTTTCAGCAGACGAACTTCTAAAAGACATCGACTTGAACTTTTAAGGTGCCCCATGCTGACCAAAGAAGAACTTGAGCAACTCGTGCAGGACATTCGGCAGCAGGCGTCAACATGGCTCGGGGATGAGGCAAGTGAAAAGATCGAGCGTCTCATCGCACACACCATGTTTTTGAGAGGACATCACGACGGCATTCAAGCGATGCTGATGAACGGCTATCGCATGGTTCAGATCGGTGCAGACACTCGCAAATCCTAACAGACAGGGACGCCCCATGTCAGAAGTCGTAAACAACTCACTTTCGCTAATCACTCCGCGCTTTCAATTTGCGTGGGACAGCACCTCGATAGGCGCTTTCAAAACGTGCCCACGCTATTACCAGCTTTCCATTCTTGAGGGATGGCAGCCGAGAGAAATCTCCGTCCACCTAACTTTCGGCCTTCACTTTCACTCCGCGCTTGAACAATACGATCATCTGCGCTTCGGCGGCATGGGTTATGACGAAGCGCTGCGTGAAGTGGTTAGATATGTGTTGACAATCACTTGGGACGAGCAAAAAAATCGTCCGTGGATTTCAGACGACCCAAACAAAAATCGCCTCACCCTCCTGCGCAGCATCGTTTGGTATCTCGATCAGTTCAAAGACGATCCGATTGAAACTGTGCGCCTCGCGAATGGCAAGCCTGCGGTCGAACTTTCGTTCCGCTTCGACTCCGGCTACACGTCACGCCAAGGCGAAAGCATTTTGCTCTGCGGGCATCTTGATCGTCTCGCCACGCTTAATGGCAAAGCCTTCGTGCTCGACCGCAAAACCACAAAGTCCACAATCAACCAGTCGTTCTTCGACAAGTTCACACCCGACAACCAGATGTCGCTTTACGCGATTGCGGGAAAGATCGTTTACAACGTGCAGATCGAAGGCATCATCGTGGACGGTGCGCAGATCGCGCAGACCTTCACACGTTTCTTGCGAGGCGTCGTTCCACGGACTGAAAGTGGGCTGGAAGAATGGTATTTCGACCTCGGGCAATACATCGCCACAGCCGAACTTTACGCTGCACAAAACTATTGGCCGATGAACGACAAAGCCTGCGGCATGTATGGCGGTTGTCCGTTCCGTAAAATCTGCGGCCTTCCCCCATCCGTGCGTCACGAGTGGCTTCGCGCAGATTTCACTAAACGCATCTGGGACCCGCTCAAAGTTCGCGGTGACATATGAGCGTCCACATCGTTCGCCACTCAGACGACGGTTACATCATCATCGTCTTCGACCGTAAATCGCAAACCTGGATCGCAGTCGCCACAACGCCTCACGAACTTTTGGCAAAACAAATATCAGTCGCACTACAACGGAGCATGACATGACCTCTTACGCAATTTACATAGAAGAAGGCACAACTTTCTGCATCATCAAAGCAGATCGAGATGGCGTTTATCGCAAAATTGCTGTGTGCGAAAACAAAGCAACTGCTGAACTTATCCTTTCAGGTCTTGTTGAAGCGGAGATGCAATAATGCCATCCCTTAAAGACCATCACTCCGCTGACACCACAAAGCTGTTGTTCGTGGGCGACTCGGGATCAGGCAAGACCGGCGCACTTGCGAGCCTTGCGGCGGCGAACTACAAAATTCGCATCCTCGATCTCGACAACGGCGTGGATGTGCTGCGCGATTTGCTCACATCAGGCCGCTACGCGAAAGACAGCATCGCAAACGTGGATTACGTGACCATCACGGAGCCAATGAAAAACGTGGGCGGCAAGTTGATCCCCGCGAAGGCCAGCGTTTGGCAGCGCACGACAAGCATGTTGGGCGATTGGAAAGACGGCGACACGAGCCTCGGCCCCATCACCACATGGGACAGCAAAACAGTTCTCGTCATCGACTCGCTCACCATGCTTTCCGATGCAGCTTTGTCTTACATTTTGGCAATGAACGGTCGCCTCGGCCAGCACCCGCATCAATCCGATTGGGGCTTGGCTCAGGTTTTGGTCGAAAACCTTCTTCGTATGCTCTACGACGAGTCCGTAAAATGCAACGTGATAATCAACTGCCACATCAAACCGATGGGAGACGAAAGTGGCCCGGAGCGTTACTATCCTAACACTTTGGGAAAAGCTCTCCCTCCGAAAGTGGGCCGTTACTTCAACACGGTCTTGCTTGCGCAGTCTTCTGGTCGCGGGCAAAATCTCAAACGGCAGATCTTCACCACGTCTCAAGGAACGATTGAGTGCAAAAACACAGCACCTTCAAAAGTTCAAGCGTCTTATCCGCTCGAAACAGGTTTAGCCGACTATTTCGCGGCTGTAAGGAATTAGGACCAAAGGTCCTAATACTGGCCCCTCACGGGGTCTATTCACTATGGAGTAAAAAATGGCTGTTAATTTCAAAGACCTCCTCGCTGTAAATCTCGATGATGTGAAAGCGCCGATGGCGCTGCCGGAAGGCACTTATCACGGCACAATCGCTTCGTTCGAATACGGAGATAACAACAAGAACAAGACGCCTTACGTGCGTTTTGGCTTGAAGTTCCACTCCGCGAGCGATGATGTGGACCCGAAGGACTTGGCGGAGATCGACCTTTCGACTCGCAAGATGTCCACGGACTTCTACCTCACGCCGGACGCTCGTTTTCGTCTGAAGGATTTTCTGGAGTCCCTTGGCCTCAAGACGACTGGTTCGACGTTTGACGAACTGATCCCGGAGGCTGTCGGCCAGAGCGTTCTTGCTTACATCACGCAGCGTTTTAACCCGGAACGCCCGGATGATCCGCCGAGAAACCAGATTAAAACCGTCAAAGGCGAATAATCTAACAAAGCAGGGAGGGGGATTCCCCCTCCCTCACTTGGAGGTCT